ACGGCGCGGTTACCGACGAGCTACCAAGCAATGACAGCGGTTCTGCTATGCGTGCTAAATACGCTGGCAACTGCTTCATTGTGGGCACATACCGCGATAACCGCGACCTGCCGAACACCGCCCACCTTTACGCGAGCGAGGACTGAGATGGCATTCAAGGTCAAAGTCAGATCAGAAGTCAACATCCCGCGGGTAATCCGGCGGATCGACAATGACGTGTTTTGGACTTTCGCGGCATCCGAGTGGAACAGGCTAATCAATCCGTTTGTGCCGATGGACACCGGCGCGCTTAGCCAGAACACCACCATCACGCCTAAGAAAATCAGGTATGAAGAGGATTACGGCGTGAAGGTATACAGCTCCAACGCTAATTTCCGCAAAGACCAGCACCCGCTAGCAACCAAAGAATGGGATAAGGCGGCCGCACCATCGCAAAAGGGCAAGCTGATTGCCGCGCTGAAGGACTACATCAAGCAAAAGGGGTTGCTGAATGGATAACAAACACCAGGCTCTTTGGGACTGGCTCTATACCTGCTCTGAAATCCAGAACCTGTTCTTCAACTTTGGTGAAGCCTCAAACGGCAACACCATCGCAGGAACGACCGTATCAGATCGGGCAATCAAGCAATACGTGGACGGAACAGCTGTCAAACAGTACGACTTTGCGGTAATCCAGTTCAAGCCCGTCAACAGCCAAACGCCTAACAACCCAGAAAACGCAGAGACCATGTTCGACGTTGAAACCGTCATGAGCTGGGTGGATACGCAAAACAAAGCAAGGAATTACCCCGCGTTTCCTGCGGGTTGCCAAATAACCAAAATCGAGAACCTATACAACATGCCAGCCGTGGCCGGTCAGGACGAACAAGGCGCGAAATACATGTTCATGGTTCGCATCAACTACATCGAGAAAAGAGGATAAACATGCAAATCTTAAGATACATGATAGCTGACTATTTGAATATCAGCACAACCGAGACACCGGACTATGCCCTCATGGGCACCGGCTTCACCAAGATTGACGAACAGCTAAACCCGCAAACGAAGGAAACGGCTTACGTCAATGACAAATCCAAGACCACCCGCACGCTGGGTTACAAGAACGTGTTCCCCTTTGACGCGGAGGCATTTACTGACCAGGCCGCGGTGATGAAAATCTACAACATCGCCCGAAATCGACTGGTTGGCTCTGCTGCTGAGGTGGATTATGTTCGCACCGACATTACTGTTGATGAAACTGGCGCACCATTGACGACTGCTGTACCAGCACGCAAGTTCCGCTGTTCCGTTGAGGTGAGTGAATTCAGCGGTGCCCCGACTGAGGAACTGGTGCTGACTGGCAACTTGAACGGCATCGGCGATCACATTGAAGGTTACTTCAACCTCAACGACCGCACGTTCTCGGTGGCCGGGGAGTCCGCTCTTGCGCTTACCGTTACATCAGAAGAAGGCACGGGAGTTGGCAACACAAAAATTGAAGTGAGTCCGGCAGGGTTGGTCGGAAACACTTATGTATACAAGCTTGACGCTGTTGCCCCCGCATTGCCAAAACTGTTTGATGTTCTAACAACCGGTTGGACCTCATGGGACGGCTTAACTGATATCGCCGCTACAACTGGCCACACCATTACTGTGGCAGAGATCAATGCTGAAAGCAAATGTATTCGCGTTGGTCAGGCAGTTGTGGTAAGTGCTGAGGTATAATCAGCAATGAACATTGATTACGAACCAAAACAGATCGTCGCGTCCATAGGGGGCCGGGAATATCCTGTTGCCCCCAGGACGGAAAAAGTAGAACAGGCCATCCGCGATCATGATGCTAGCATGGGCAATAAAAGCCAATACTCAAGCGACATTGAACTTGTAACCATCCTGCTGGGCGAGAAAGCAGCAGGCGAGCTATTTCCGAATGGCGAAAATGAGAACCTCGACCGCCTGTACTTCATTGCCAACAAACTGGTTGAAGCCTACCGTGCAAACTACCGCGAGCTGGCCAATGAAGCGGCTAAAAGCCAAATCAACCCTGCCATTGAGCAGCTAAAAGAGCTTGCAGAAAGCGTTAAGCCTTTAATCGCGCTTACGCAGGGTATTCCGTCGAAGCCCAAGAAATGAACCTGCTTACTGACGCGCTACCAACTGAAATAGACGGTCTTGCAATCAAGACCGATTTTCGCGTTTGGCTGCGCGTTAGGGCGTTAATGGAAGACGTTGAGCCAAAACGTATGCTGGCTGATGTTGATTATTTCTTTGATGCTATGACTGGTATCTGCAAACTAATTTATACGGAGCTTCCGGAAATGTTCACAGGCGCGCTTTTCGTTGAGCTAATGAACTTCCTTGCCTGTCGGGGTGCCGAGCAGATCAACCCCGACAAAGCGAGGGGTGAGGCGAAGCAAGGCGCGAACATCTTTGACATGGACTTTGACAGCGGCGCGATTTACGCCTCGTTCCTCATGCAGTACGGGATCGACCTGACCCGCGTCAAGACGCTGCACTGGTTCAAATTTTACATTCTTTTGCAAAACCTGACTGATGACACACCTCTAAGGGTGCGCACGAAGATCCGCGGGATGAAATCTAGCGAAGTCGGCAAAGACAAGCTTAAAGAGCTGCAACGTGTTCAGTCGCTCTACAGAGTTCCGGTAAGCGAAGCCGATCGCACTGCTAAGGAAGCCCTGACCGCGTTCCTCATGAAAGGCGGTGTCTGATGGCATTCGGTGCAGATAAGTTGATCATTGAGATTGACGGCGACACCGGCCCGTTGGCTGGGACGCTTGGCAAGGTGCAGGACATTGGCAAAAAAGCTTTCGCAGGTATCGCTGGTGCCGTGGGAGGCGCATCCGCAGCTGTTGGTGGCTTGATTAAGTCTGCTGTGCAGGGCTACGCCGAATTTGAGCAGCTTACCGGCGGCGTTGAAACCCTATTCAAAACTAGCGCCGGTGTGGTCATGGATTATGCCAATAACGCCTACAAGACGGCCGGCGTTTCGGCAAATCAATACATGGAAACGGTTACCGCCTTCAGCGCCAGCCTGCTTCAAAGCCTGGGCGGTGACACCGCTAAAGCCGCCGACGTGGCTGACATGGCCATTCTGGACATGGCCGATAACGCCAACAAGATGGGCACGGCGATGGAGAGCATTCAGGTTGCCTATCAGGGGTTCGCCAAGCAAAACTACACGATGCTGGATAATCTAAAACTTGGCTATGGCGGAAACAAGGCTGAGATGGAGCGTCTGCTTGCCGATGCTGAAAAGCTGAGCGGCAAAAAGTACGACATATCGAACTTGAATGACGTCTTTGAGGCAATCCATGTAATCCAAACTGAGCTTGGCATCACCGGCACGACCGCGCTGGAAGCTGAAAAGACCATCTCTGGAAGTCTAAACGCGGCTAAGGCGGCATGGTCTAATCTGGTTACCGGAATCGCCGATGATAACGCTGATTTTGACCAGCTGATTAATAATTTCGTTGAGAGCGTCGGGACAGCGGGCGAAAACCTGATCCCGCGGATACACATGGCCATTAGCGGCGTTGGACAGCTTATTACTGGCTTATTGCCTATGGTCGCCGAGCAGATACCCGTTGCCCTTACAAACATTTTGCCTACTTTGCTTGACGCAGGGATGCAGGTTGTTTTGACCTTGCTTGCAGGGATAACCGACAGCCTACCGATGCTGACTGCTCAAGCACCGTCAATACTGTGGGCGTTGTTTTATGGCATTCAGGAAGCCTTGCCGTTGATCGGCTCAATCGTCGAGCAGTTGATAGGCACGTTTTCACAGGGCTTCATGATGTACAACGCGTTAATATTCCAGTTAGGGATAACGATTTTGACCGCGCTTCTTCAGGGCTTTGCTCAAGACCTGCCGATGATCATCGATGCCGCAATGGAGTTAATCGAGAGCCTTACTAGCACCTTAATCGATAACATTCCCCTGTTAATTGGGGCGGCCTTACTGATTATTAACGGTCTTGTTGATGGGCTTATCGATAATCTACCCCTACTGCTTGACAGCGCACTAGCAATCATCGTTACTCTCGGCGAAAATCTGGTCAAAAACATCCCAAAGCTGGTCGATGCCGCGCTAAAAATTATCGATGGGATCGTCGGATTCTTGCTGGATAACCTGCCGATGATCATAGAAACCGGTGTCAAGCTCCTGGTCGCTCTGGTGCAGGCCCTTCCGCGAATAATCAGGACTATCGTTGACCGGTTGCCAGAAATTATCACCGGAATTGTCAACGGTCTTTTAGATGCGCTCCCGGAAATGGTGCAGGCAGGCGTTGACCTCTTCATCGCCCTTGTCGATGCACTTCCTGAAATCATCGAAACCATCGTTGAAAAAATACCTGAAATTATCTCCGGCATTGTTACTGCGATTTGGGACAACCGATACAAGCTTGTCGATGCAGGAAAAGACCTGTTAGAAGGGCTTTGGGAGGGCATCAAGTCTCTTGGGGACTGGTTAGGCAAAAAGGTTGAGGGCTTGCTCGGCGGCGTTATTGAAGATGTTAAGGGGATGTTTGGTATTAAATCCCCCTCTAAAGTGTTTGCTGGAATTGGCGAGTTTCTGATGCTCGGCCTTGCAGAAGGCATGGAAAGCGGAATAGATGACGTGCTTAGAACCGCCTCAGACTTGACGCAGGAAATCAAAGATCAATTTGCCTTCGACACCGTTATAGGAGACGCTCAGGCATCGCTTACAGCTGGGCTTTCAGGCAGCTTCAGCTTTCCCGCTTACGCAGAGGCCAGCGGAGCACAGCCTACGAGCGAACAGCGTCGTTCTGGCAGCGAAAATATCACCAATACCAATATTCTCTATCTAGGTGAGGACATTGTCTACGAATCCGTTGAGCGCACGAAGCGCCGAATCGGGCCAAGCATGTTAAGCAGGAGTGGCGCGTGATTATCTTGGATGGGATTACCTATAATCTTAAATTTGTAGGGGTGCAAACCGGATACGTCTTCAGAGAAAAATATAGGCTGTTTGACGGCACAGGACGTGAACATCGTGAGCTATCCGGTGTGTACGAAACAATCGAACTTGAGTTTGGGCCATCTGCTGAAGACCCTGCCACTTTCGCCGCCATGCTCTTAAAGCTTATCGAGCCTGTTGAGTGGCACACGCTTTCAATACCCTCAATTTTTGGCGAACGGACAATTGAGGGTCGGTTTGACGACTTTAGCCAAAGCTTACTTAAACAAATTGACGTTGAAAATATCTGGGATGGATTCGTTCTCACTTTCGTCTCCCGCGAAAAGAGGCCGGGCTAATGCCTCGCACCTTCCCTATCGTACGCATGACACTGGGCTTTCAGACCGTGGAGTTTCGCGACGATAGCATCGTCAGCTGCAAGGTGGTGCAGGAAATTCACCCGATTGGCATTGAACTACCTGCCTCGAGCGCGACTATCCGTATTTACACCCGCGACCCGCGTTTCAGCCCTTTTTCAGACGGGGAGTACTATGCGGAGCTGGCTAATAATGCTGTGCTGGACATCTACGAGAGCGTGGATGGTGAAGAGGTCTACATTGGCCGTTTTTACCTTGAAACCTGGGGCAACCCCAGTGAGTACGAGCTTGAATTCACCTGCCGCGATGCAATCGGTGTACTGGCAACCATCCCCTTTGACGGCTACTTTTGGGGCACAAATACCACGCTAGGCGCGGCCGTGGCGACGGTGCTTGACCCCACGGGCATGGCTTATGAAGTGGATGCTGAGGTTGCGGGCCGCCCGATGCGGGGGTACATTCCCAAAGATATATTTGTGCGTGGTGCATTGCAGCAGATACTCTTTGCAGGCGGGGCCTACGCGCTGACGGCCAAAAGCGAGCGGATTGTGATTAAAAGCGGGTTATTGCCACTGGCCGGAATGAATATGCCTGCGGCAGTATTAGGGGAGTTTGTGCTAGGCGCATCGTTCTTTCCCCCTGAAGATGGCGCTGAATATAACGGTGTGATAGGCCTAGAGGATAAGACAGATAAACAGGCGCTAAAGCAAGACCCGCTGGTAACGGGTATCAGGCTGATCGCTCATGACTACGCCAAAGGGACGGTACAAGAAGTAATCTTTTCTGAATGGCTTGAACCAGGCGATCACAAGATTGTCTATCCCAAGCCCTATACAGACGTTATCGCTGAAGGGGTGGGCGCTACACCAGCCTACCTGATGACGGAAAGCCCTATACCTACTGCCATAACCACTGAAGATGGCAAGATACTGGGTTTTGAGGGTGCCTTTGAGTTTGGTGTGAACCATATCTACTTGCACGTGACCGAGCCTGGCAATGTGGTTGTGCGCGGTTATCCGTGGATCGACAGCCAGCAGGAGTTTGCCTATGACGAGGCCGAGGCGACGAAGCATTATGCCACGGGGGGCACACTCGGCGTTGACGTGCTTGGGGATTTTATACTGGGCCGCTTCTGGAGTACATCGGCCGCCCCGAACGTGTGGTCAACAGAGAATGCCACGATGGTAAGTGCTGAGATCGCCCCTGCCGTTTTGGGGCGCTTGATCAGATACGCTAAATTGCGCTATCGGCAGACCATTACCCTGTTCCCACGGCTAGACGTGCAGCCAGGAAATATAGAGTTACTGGATAGCCTGCACGGAAAAGACCTAAACGCAATTGTAAAGCGCATGACGAGCGACCTAAGCGGCGGATACTTGATGGATGCCGAGCTGGTCGGCGTGGAAAGGAAGGTGTAAATTGGCAGACCCAATCCTACAAAAAATCAGTGAACTTGACGAAATAACAGAAACAGATGCCGCGGATAGTCTGGTGATTGTGGACGCGTCTGAGGGCGACGCCACTAAGCGCACCAAGAAAACGCGCATGGACAAAATTAAGCTGTCCCGCCAGGAACAGGTGGGCAGCAACGTTGTTACTAACGCGGCGATTAATGCCAACGCGGTCAGTGAGGCCAAGATTGCGAACGGCGCGGTTACGCTGGCCAAGATGGCTGCGAACTCGGTAGGCGAAAGCCAGCTCGTGAACAGTGCTGTTACCACAAACAAGATCGGTGCGAACGCGGTTACAGAAGCCAAGATCGCCGATAAGGCGGTAACGCTGGCTAAAACCGTAGGTCAGCGCGTGATCCTGGCCCCGAAGCTCTTTGGCTCTGATGACGTGGTGGTAATCCGCGAGTTTCCGAACGAATTCGTTTGGACTTCTGTGCATAATGGCTGGAAGGTTGTGGGCTTGAAGGCTTCGCTATCGCAAGCGTCCAGCTCCGGCACAGTTACGGTGGTTGTGAAAAATACGCCGTCTGGTGGAACGCTGGCCACAGTGGGCACGGTCAGTCTGGTGGCTGGCACACTTGCGTCCGCTCAGGCAAGCGCAAATTACACCGTTGCAGAAAGCGGCGCGGTTACTTTTAGCGTGACTGGCGCGGGCGCGAACGCCAAAGGCCTAATCGTTTACCTCATACTGGAGAAAGTCTAATGGCAATTAAGACCTTTCCAGCCCTATGGTGGAATTACCTGCATATCACAGACCTAAATTACAGCCATGAAGGTGAAGGGATGATGCAATCATGGACACGCTGGAATGAAGTGCGCAGTGAGCCGGTAATGAAGTTTGATTGTTCAAGCGATACGACCTCAATCGACAAGATTATTAGTGTAAACCTGGTAATGTCAGTGCGTTATGGCTACGGGGTGCTCAATCGGATTTATCCGATCAACCGGCCGGTATCAAGTGGGTGCACCTGGAATTCTTACGGAGCTGGAAATTGGGCCGTGGGAGGTGCGCAGGCTGTCCCCCAAGACCGCAGCGGTACTCCTCTCGGTGTGAAATCATTGGCACAAGGTGATCAAGAAATCACAATAGCTCCGGCCGATTACATCAACTGGCGGTCAGGCAGTGCCCCCCTGATTATGGTGGCAGACAGCAACGCCGACTATCAAACGCAGATTTGGACTGAAGCGGCCGAAGGACAGTGGGGGCCGTATATACAGGTTGAATACATCCCTCCAACGAGGGCAATGTATATCTTAGGAGGTTAATAAAATGGCAGCAGATTTTCCGACAAACGTAGTCAATCTCCCCAATAAAAGTGATGGGGAAAAGCTTTACGCTGTGGAGTACAACAAAATCGTAGACGAGATCACAGCAATCGAGACCGAACTCAAAAAGTCAGCAGCTGATACCATCGTGCAAGCCGCCGACAGCGCGAAACTGGGCGGGGTGGCAGCGGCGAGCTTTTTGCAGACGCCAGCATGGCAGGCTTATACCCCCGCTTGGACAGCATCTACAACTAACCCCGCACTCGGTAATGGGGTGCTGACTGGAAGGTACGTGCTTTTCGGTAAGACTGCGATGGTTGTAATAAGCTTGATGATGGGCAGTACCACGACATACGGGGCTGGAGCCTGGAGTTTGTCCCTGCCTGTAGCTGCGGCATCAGGCGTCCGTTTTGGCGGTGTATTCGCCGCGCTCGATGTAGGTACTACGAGCTATGAAGGTACGGTTTTTACAACATCTGGTTCAAACCTACTCAGTTTCTTTGTACGCGATGGTGGTTCAAACTATCTATCGCCAGCACTAACTCATGCGTGGGCAGCGGGCGATTCCTTATACATCGCGCTGACATACGAGACGGTCTAATGCCCCTCGCCTTTGGCATCAATCTCAGCGCGTGGAGTGGTGTGTGAAGCCCATAATCGACATAAGCTTATGGCAGCGGCCGAGCCTGATCGACTATGCCGCGCTTGCCCGGAATGTTCGGGGCGTGATACTGAGGGCGAGTTACGGGCTTGCCAGAGATACCGCATTTGAAGAGCATTACCGCGAGCTGAGCGCTTTGGGCGTTCCTTTAGGCGTGTACTACTTTCCATTGGACGGGTACGTGCATGAGCAGGTGAAGCTCTTTACTGAGTGCCTA